CCTGCTAGTTTCGTGTCGAATTTCTTTTCCATGACTTCATTGTCATCGAATTTCAAGTCGTTTTCAAAGTCATCAAATCCTGTTGCCCCTCCGAGCTTGAAGTCTGCCGTTGGTTTGAAGCTGGTTACTGTGGCCGTTGGGAATAGTGCTTTGATCTTGATGACTTGCTGCATACGTTCATCGGCCATCAGCGCCTCGATCTCCTCCATGCTCCAGATGTTCTGATTGGCAATGTCTTGACGCTCCCGCTGTATTGCCACGGCCTCGTTGACAGTTCTGACAATCACCATGACCTGGCCGTTTTGCATCTCCCACTCAATCCTTGGGATGCTGTCGCTGGCTGGTGTTATGCCTTGATCGGCTGCCCATTGATCCAGCACGCCATACGCCCTGATCATTCCCGCCAGGCTTGAATCGAATTTCGCCTGATCCTTTGCCGTGACTGCTTGCTGCAATCTGCTGTTCTGAATCCAGAATTTCTCTCTCAGCCCACTGTCTACTAAAGTAATCAGTCGATTTTCTCCCCATTTCCTGTCGCTGACTGCTTTCGCAGCCTCCAACTCCACCAGTTTTGATTGAACGTAAATCGTCCAAGGGTCTGCTTGTGGACTTGGACTCGTTGCTGGTGGATGCTGTTTGCTTTTTGCTTTTGTTGCCATTTCGGTTTCCTTGGTTTCAAGTGGTGCATGGGTTACATATCATCGAGTCTTATAGACTCTCGATTTGTAACTGTAACCATGCAGGATTCAATCGGTAACATATGTATGCTGTTTGTAACCTGTAACCTGTATACATATACAGCATCAATACTCTTCTTTGTCTTCTGTTTTGAATTGCAGCCAGACAAATCCATCGCTGATACCGCCCTGTCCTGAGTCCAACAACTGCATCTTTGCGCGGTGCCAGGCTGTTTTAAACGTGTTCTTATCCTCCTCCACGCAGCCCATTTTTGACCACAATTCCTCTCTCCACTGCTCCAACCTGACCACAGTGCGTTGTGAACCTTCGATGTATTTCAGTACGCCGCTGCTTTTAACGACAGTCTCTAGAGTTGTCATGACCATGCGCTGGTTTTTACCCTTTCCGCTGTTGCCTCTGACGGCCTTTGCTGACTCATTGAAGTCGCTGGCCTGCACCGCCAGGCTGGTTACAGGGTCACCGATTTGCAGTGATCCAGCTGGCGGCTTGAGTTCCACGCTGACCATCTCAAAGCCGTAGCGGGTGCCGTCCTCACCGTCCTTCTGCTTGGCAATGCGTATGATCCCTTTCATGGAGTCCTCAAAGCGGATCAATTCCAGTTCGGTGTCCACGGCTCCTAAGAGCGCAGAGCTGCCCCGCATTCCTTTGGCTGAGTCCTTGCCGCTGTGATGCAAAATCATGAGCGCAGCGTCCTGCACGATCTTCTGTATATGCCCACAGGTAACCACAAACTGCATCATGTCTGAGGCCGAGTTCTCATCCCCACCGCCAAAGGCTCGGGCTAAGGTGTCGATGATGATCAGCTTGAAGTCGATGCCGGTGTCTATGACCAGATGCTCCACGGCCAGCATCAGCGCGTTGAAGTCCTCCACGCTTGATCTGAGGTTCAGCTGGTGCCTAATGACGTAGATCGGTGCGCCGTCCTCTGTCTGGTGGTGCTGCTTGCACGCCTTGATCCTTGCGCCTACTCCCCCGAACCCTTCCCCCGCGATGTATAAAACAGAGCCTTGTTCGCTGACCTCATTGCCCATCCACGTCCTGCCTGTGGCGATGGCCTCGGCAATGTCCAAGGCAATGAACGACTTGAACGAGCCTGGCGGTCCATAGAGCGCCGTGAACGCACCCACCGGCAGCACCTTGTCTATGAGCCACCTCACCGGCTCATCTTGAATGCTGTCCCAATGCTCGATGTTGATCTGCTTTGACGGCTTGGCTTGTTCCTTTGGTGCTGGTGGCTCTGACTCAAATTCCTTGGCAATGTCCTGCGGTGATGGTGTTGCGTCCGGCACTGCATTTGTAATCGGATTCAACCTTTCGGGCATCGTTACATGATCGACACTGGTGATGATTGACGCTGCCTTGACCAGCGCCACCAGCTTGTCTTTGCTACCGCCTTCGGCGAGGAATTCATAGGCATCATCTCCTTGGCCTTGCAGGCCGAGGTCAACTACCTTGACCGACTTGGCGATGGGCAGTATGGCGGCTGCCGCCTTGTGCGCGTACTGCCAGCCTGGCGTGTCGTTGTCCGGCAGGATGATCACCTGAGCGCCAGCAAAGTACTCGGTGATGGCCTCCGGCCAGCTTCCTGCTCCAGTGTGCGCCGTTGTTGCGATCATGCCAATTGACGTGATGGCATCGGCTGCTTTCTCGCCTTCGACCAAGAATATGTTCCTGCCTGCGGTCTTCGCGTCCAGCAGTGCGGGTAGGTTGTAGGGGACGATGCGCGCATCAGCGAGGCTTGAGTGCCTGCGGCCATCAGCGTCAACCTTGTACAGCCTGTACGTTTTACCTGTCTCGCCAATCTTGAACCGCTGCTTGACGAATACCGTTGTCCTGTACTCATCCTGATATTGCCACTCCTGCTCTAAGACGTTGCGCGGTATCGGTTTGATGTTGGCGAGTGGGTCTGGCCGTTCCATGAGTTCGGGAAGTAAGTGCAGTTCCCTGATGGTCTGGAACACGTCCTCCTGACTGCACCCACCGTGACAGTGGAACAGCGGCACGCCTTGCTCATTGATGTCTATGCTGAGACTTGGATTCTTGTCGCCGTTACCCTTACCGTGACCAGGTACAGGGCAGCTGGCTACCCACTGACCGTTTGCTTTTTTTGCGTTGCCCAGCTGCTTGGCTATTTGTTCTGCTTGCATATTGCCTCTACTTCTTGTATGCGTTGTCCGATCCACGCCATCACAGGCACTGCCATACTGTTGCCCAAGGCTTTGTACCTTGGACCGTCTGGCGTTGGCTTGCCCTTTGATTGGATGTCGGTGTAGTTATCTGGAAAGCCTTGGAGTCTCTCGCATTCCTTTAACGTGAGTCTTCGTACTGCCATGGCTTGCGTTATCGCTGGTGGATGAGCTCCTGCCGCCAATGGATGGCATGGGTCACCTGACTTTGGGTTGTTGCCGTTTTGCGGTGATGTAATTTGTGTTGTATCAAATGGTATGGGTTGCGCCACTCCATGCACACCTGTGGCATTCAGCGTGTACATCGGGCCGCCATCGGTAGCGCATAAGGTATTAGCAGTAGCATCCTCCCGAATACTGTAAGCGACAACCATCGGATGCTCTACGTCAACCCCGCCTGTTCCAACGCTTGCCTTAATTGTTCCGGCAACTTCTTGCCTCTTTTCTCGGCTCGGCGCAGGATGCCCCGACAAGCTGTGGCGCTCAAAAAGAACCGCTGCGGCAGCTCGCCAGTCTCCAAGGTGTCCGACAACGAACACGCGGCGGCGGCGCTGTGCCACTCCGAAGTATTGAGCGTCAAGCACCCTGTATGCGAACCCATACCCGCATTCTGCCAACCCTCCAAGGAAGCTGCCAAAGTCCCGTCCTCCATTGGAGGACAGAACGCCGGGGACGTTCTCCCAGACCAACCAGTTGGGGCGATATTGTTTAGCAATGGCAAGATAGGTAAGCATGAGGTTGCCACGCGGGTCATCCAATCCTTTTCGGAGTCCTGCGACTGAGAATGATTGGCAGGGAGTTCCTCCGACAAGAAGATCGACATTTGATTCAATTGACCACTCCTTAAATTTCGTCATGTCGCCAAGGTTTGGCGTTTGTGGGTAGTGGTGCGCCAGCACCTGTGAGGGGAACTTTTCGATCTCCGAATACGCTACTGCTTCCCATCCAAGGGGATGCCATGCTACTGTTGCCGCCTCAATACCACTGCAAAGTGAGAGATATTTCATGTTGTATTTTTTTAGAGGAAAAAAAACCGCTGGTGCTACCCAGCGGTGCTTAAAGCCGATCAGTTAAAACATCTCATCATCAGCCACTGCTGCGGCCATCGCAGTCTTCGCTGGCGCTGGTGGTGCAACTGGCGCAGCAGCCAGTGCAGCCACAACAGCATCGGCTTTCAATGCTTTACTCGCCACCTCTACAGGCATATGTATGATGGTCTCAGCGTCAGCAGACATACCCAATGGCCGGTCAATCCAACTCACGATATTGAAGTTCGGTATGCGAGTTGTGCCTTTGCCGATCTTCTCCAGCTTGCTACCGGTGTACTC